GGTCGAGGTCAACGACCAGGGCACCAACCGCCGGTTCGTCGTGACCAACTGCCGAGGCACGCCGCAGCAGCTCTGGCCGATCTACGACGACCGCGGCACGGCCGAGACGTTCATCGACGAGTTCAAGAACGGCCTGTCCATGGACCGGCTCAGTTGCCGGCGATTTGTCGCCAACGCCTTCCGGCTGGTGCTGACGGCCGTGGGGTACAACCTGATGCGGGCCTACCGCCAGATGCTGGCCGGGACGGAGCTGGAGACGGCCTCGGTGGAGACGATCCGCTCGCGGCTGATCAAGATCGCCGCGCGTGTTGGCCCGCCTTGACCTTCGCGTACGCCGGTATGTTCCTGGTCGTGTTCACCCACTGGTACGTTGGGATACGCTACCCGCGATGGGGCTGGGTGGCGCCCGTGATCGTCCAGGCATCACATGCCCTCTTGGCCTGGGCTGGATACTTGGCGAAGTGGCCGATGTGACGCGGGGGTCGGAAGAAGCGTGCCGCCCCGCGTCGGATGTCGAGCTCTGCAGGCGGACCGATCTGCTCCAGGATGTTCGGCGCCGCGGCCGGCAGTTGGATCGCTCACCCTCCTGGCGACATGAAGCCACAGACTGACCGCCAGTGAGCAGCTCGGCAGTCTTACCCCCGCTCAGAGCGAAGCCCGGCAGTCTCACGGGCCTTCGGCAGACCTTGGGCCTTCTCACTCAAGCTTCCTTTCTGCTGCCGGGGCTTGGGGATACTTCCAGTTGCAGTAACGCAACTTGCGCCCCGCAAAGAATTCGGCAGATTTCTCTCGAATCCCCAACGCCATGGGCCGTCGTGCCTTGCGCGTCGGGAGCGTTGTTACTCGGCGCGTTACTGGCTGTTACCCGGCGCGCGGGAGTAACGCCCGGCCGGGGGGCTCTACAAAGCGTGCATCGGACTCACGGCCGGCAAGCGGCCGGAAGGAACACCGATGCACGAGATCCCCGAGTACCTCACGCTGACCCAGGCGACGAAGCTGTCGCCGGGCCGGCCTTCGACCAACTGCATCTGGCGGTGGTGCCGCCGGGGCGTGCTGTCCCGCGGGGGCCGGCGCGTGCGACTGCGGCACGTGCGGATCGGAGGCAAGATCTACACGACGGCCGAGTGGCTCAACGACTTCGGCCAGCGGCTGGCGGATGCGGACGCCGCGTACTTCGACATTGAGGCCGAGACCGCGGCCTCCGTCCCTGAACGGTACAGCCGGAAGCGCGAAGAACGCGAGCTCCAGGCCCTGGAGCGGCAGCTGGAGGAGGCCGGGGCATGAGCGGCAAGCAGCGCCATTCTGCCGGCGTCTTGCTCCTGTCGGCCACCCGGCTCGCCAGCTTCCGCCGCTGCCCGCGGCAGTACTACCTGCGCTACGAGCTGGGGCTCGCACGGGTCCGCAAGGCGGCGCCGCTTCGGTTCGGCTCGGCGTTCCACTGCGGGCTGGAGCTTCGGCGCTCGGGACAAAGCCGCGAGCTGGCGATCCAGGCGGCGACGGCGGACTACGAGAGCTGCCCCGACTGGGCGGAGCCCCAGGCCTGGGCGGTCGAGCGCGAGCAGGTCCGGGCGCTGCTGGCCGGGCACTTCTGGCGCTACGGCCAGGACGACCTGGAGTACGCGGCCGTCGAGCAGGCCTTCGACCTGCCGCTCCACAACCCCGCGACCGGCGCGCGCAGCAGCGTCCTGCGCGTGGCCGGGCGGATCGACGCGCTGGTCCGCCTGAGCGACGGGCGGGCCGCCGTCCTCGAATCCAAGACCGCCGGCGAGGACATCGCCCCCGACGGGGAGTACTGGCTTCGCCTGCGCTGCGACGGGCAGATCAGCCTGTACGTCCTGGCGGCGCGGGCGCTGGGCTTCGACGCGGCGACGGTCCTGTATGACGTCACCCGCAAGCCGACGATCCGGCTGCGGAGAGGCGAGACGCCGGAGGCGTACGGCGAGCGGCTGCTGGCGGACATCGGCGAGCGGCCGGGCTTCTACTTCCAGCGCCGCGAGGTCCCGCGCCTCGAGGACGAGCTTGCCGCGTTCCAGGCGGAGCTGTGGCAGCAGGGCCGCCAGCTGCTGGAGTTCAGGCGCCGGGCGCGGCGGCTGGCCGACCCGGCCCACGCCTGGTACCGCAACGTCTCGCGCGTCAGCTGCCGCGGCTGCGAGTTCGCGGAGCTGTGCCTGAACGCTGTCCACATCGACCCCGAGCAGCCGCCGGCCGGCTTCGAACGCCTCTCGCGCGACACGCGCGAGCATCCTACCGCGAACACGGCCGACCCGGCCGGCGAGGAGGGCAACTGACCCATGGATCTGGACCGAATCGTCATCGACCCGGAGTTTGCCGGCCTGATCCCGCCGCTGCGGGACGAGGAGCGCCGCGACCTGGAGGCGGGCCTGCTTACCGACGGGTGCCTGAGCCCCCTTCTCGTCTGGCGCGGGAAGAACGTCCTGCTGGACGGGCACAACCGCCACGAGCTGTGCCGCCGGCACGGGATCGCGTGCGAAGTCCGCGAGATCGAGCTTCCCTCCCGCGAAGCGGCGCAGGCGTGGGTGATCCGCAACCAGCTGGGCCGGCGGAACCTCAGCGAATCCCAACGGGCGCTGCTCGCCGCGGCCCTGGCGGACCTTTGCGCCGTCGAGGCCAAGGCCAGGCAGCAGGCAACCAGAGCGAGGCCGGGCCAGAAGGTCGGCGCAAAGGTGGTGGCAAATTTGCCACCACCTTGCGCGGCGGCCAAGGCCCGCGACGAGGCCGCGTCGGCGATGAACGTCTCGCCGCGGCTGGTCCAGGCGGCCCGGACGGTCCGCGAGAAGGGCGCCGAGGCACTCCAGCGGGCCGTCCGCGAGGGGGAAGTCTCCGTCTCCGCCGCGGCGGAGGTCGCCCGCCTGCCGCGGGCGCGGCAGGAGCGGCTCGTCTCGCGGGGGGCGCGCGAGGTGGCCCGCGCCGCGAAGCTCGCGCGGCAGCGCCGCAGCCGCGGGGGGATCTCGAAGGACGCCTTCCGCCCCGTCCGCGGCCACAGCCGGCCGGAGCCCAAGACCGCGCTGTCGATGCCGCACGATCCGAAGATGGGCGCCCGCACGCTGCTGAGCGTCTTCGACAGCGACTACCTCGTCGCCCTGGTCCGCGAACTCCTGGCCGGCCTGCCGGCGGAGGCGCGGGCGGGGCTTTGTGATTCCCTGTCTTCCCTGGCTGAAGGAGCCCCCTCATGACCCAGGCCGCCGCCTCCCTCAAATCCAGCCCCCGCGTCGAACTGATGGCCGTCACGCCGTCGATGGCCGCCCGCTGGCTGGAGGGCGCCAACAACCGCAACCGCAGGCTCTCGGACCGCTACGCCGAGCGGCTGGCCCGCGACATCCGCCACGGCCGCTGGAAGATGACCCACGAGGGGATCGCCTTCGACCCCCACGGCGTGCTCCTGGACGGCCAGCACCGCCTGTGGGCGATCGTCCTGGCCAACCGGGCGGTGAAGCTCTACGTCTGGCTGAACGTCCCGCCGGACGCCCTGATGGCGATCGACAACGGCCGGCCGCGGTCGCTGGCGGACATCCTGACCCTCGGCGGGGGGATGGACCGGGTGGGGAACCGCGAGCTCGCCGTTCTGCGGGCGATGCTCGGGGGCTTCCTCACGCCGCCGGCGCTGACGCCCGCGGAGGCGGCGGAAGGCCTGCAGCGCCACCGCGAGGCGATCGCCTTCGCCCTGACGTGCCTGCCCAGGGGGACGCGCTTTCGGGGGATCGCCAGCGCCGACAGCCGCGCGGTGATCGCCCGGGCGTGGTACTCGGCCGACCGGGAGCGGATCGCGGCGTTCTGCGAGGTCCTGGTCGGCGGGATGGCGCGGCGCGAGGCGGACCGGCCGGCGGTGCTGCTGTGGCAGTTCCTGCTGGGCCGCCCCGCCGGCGGCCGGGCCCAGCGGCTGGAGCGGTACGCCAAGACGGAGCGGGCGCTGCTGGCCTACCTGCGGGGCGAGGCGATCACCCGGCTGTACGCGGCGACCTGCGAGCTGTTCCCGCTGCCGAAGGAGGCGGCGGGCCGCCTGCGGGTCCGCTCGGAATCCGACATCAACCTCAACAACCTCAACTGACTGGGAGAACGAACATGACGACTGCAACAATGGCCCCCCCCGCGAACCGGCCGCGCCTGCCGCACCGCCCGGCCCCAAGGCCTCAAGCTCAACCGAAGCCCCAGGGGCGACAGCCGTCCCCCGTCGCCTTCGGGCGGATCCGCCCGTCGGCCGGCCACCGGATCGTCCTGTACGGCCCGGGCGGGATCGGCAAGACGACGCTGGCCTGCCTGGCGCCCGGGCCGGTGGCCTTCTTCGACCTCGACGACTCCCTCGGCGTCCTGCGGGGCCAGCTGCCCGAGCTCGACCTGCGCCCCGTGGCCGTGGACGAAGACTGGCAGGCGATCCGCGACGCGCTCGCCGCCCCCGGCTGGGACGAGGTCCGCACGATCGTGGTCGACTCGGCCACGCGGGCCGAGGAGCTCGCCACGGCGTGGGTGATCGAGAACATCCCCCACGAGAAGGGCAACCGGATCGAGCGGATCGAGGATTATCCCTACGGCAAGGGCTACACGCACATCTACGAGTCGTTCGTCCGGCTGCTGGGCGACCTCGACGCCCACGCCCGGGCCGGCCGGCACGTGATCCTCATCTGCCACGACTGCACCTCGACCGTGCCGAACCCCGCGGGCGAGGACTGGCTGCGGTACGAGCCGCGGCTGCAGGCGCCGTCTTCGGGGAAGAACTCCATCCGGCTGCGGGTGCGGGAGTGGGCGGACCACGTGCTGTTCCTCGGCTACGACGTGTCGGTCGAGGAGGGCAAGGCGACGAGCCGCTCGTGCCAGACGCGGACGGTCTATCCCACCGAGCAGCCGCACTGCATGGCCAAGAGCCGCACGCTCGCCGAGCCCGTCGTGGCCGTCAGGCACGACGACGAGCTGTGGCGCGAACTTCTCGGCAAGGATCCCAACGACTGACCCCCAACAACGGAAAGGACCCCCCACCATGATGGCGAATCGAGCAGGACTCTTTCACGCGTACCTCGTCGAGATCGGCATGGACGAAACGGGCCCGAACAAGCTGGCCACGTGCGGCATCCGCTTCGCGCTCTTTGAAGAGCTCGTCCAGGGCGACTGGATCGACATCCACGACGAGGGCCTGGAGATCACCGGCTACTTCTACCTGGAGAAGCGCGACGGGGCGCTGAACACCGTCGCCATCGAGTCGCTCAAGGCCGCGCTGGGCTGGGACGGGCGCGACCCGTTCTGGCTGCAGGAGACAGACCTTGCGCAGCAGCCGGTGCAGGTCAAGCTCGGGTACGAGGAGTACCAGGGCCAGCAGCGGCTGAAGGTCCTCTTCCTCAACCCCTACGGCGCGTCGCCTGCCGGGGGCGTGCGCCGCGGGGACGACGGCGCCCGGAAGTCGATCGGCCATCGGCTCGGGCCGAAGCTCCGCGCCGCGGCCGGCGGGACGCCCGCCAACGCCCCGAAGCCGGCGGGCAGGCCCGCCAACGCCCCGGAACCGGCGGGCAGGCCCGCGCCGCCGAAGGCTGCGGCCGCGACGGCCGGGAAGCCCGTGCCCGCCCCTCGACAGGGCTCGGAGCCGGCGACGATGGAGCAGGCGTGGGGAGCGTTCGTCGAGCAGTGCCCGGCGCCGCCGGAGGGCAAGTGGGACCAGGCCGCGATCGAGAAGGAATGGTTCCGCATCCTCGCGGAGCTGTTCCCCGGCAAGCAGCCCGAGCAGCTCACGCCGGCCGAGTGGGGCGTGATGCTCGCCGAGGGCCCGGGCCGGATCGTGCCGTTTTGACCCACTGACCCATGGCCGCCACCGAACCGATCCGCGCGAAGCGCCTGGGCGCGTATCTCGCGTCCGCGAAGCGCGGCGTCCAGCGGACGGACGCCGACAGCGCGGAGATCGCCCGCCGGGTGCGGATCTACACCCGGCAGGTCGCGACCACGGGCAGGATCGCGTGGCTGCCGCACCGAAGCCGCGAGAGGTGACGGGAAGGGGTACGGATGTCCAGAAGACGGCGAATCCGGATCGACCTGGCCGATATCGGCCGCGAGGGGCGGCGCTGGTACGCCTTCTACCGCGGCTACCGCGCCGCCCGCGAGGGCAAGGCGAGCAACCCGCACGAGGCGGGCAGTGAGCCCCACGCCTGCTGGGCCGCCGGCCGGGCGTACGCGGAGCAGGAGCAGCGGGAGACTTCGCCCCCGCCGGTCTGCCGGTTCGGCCCGGGCGGCGACTTCGTCCGCGACCTGCGGGAGGGCGACCTGTGAGCCTGCGGGAAGCCGACGTGTTCCGGCCGCGGCGCCGGCGCGGCAGGCCCGAGCGGGCCGTCGTCAAGGCGTGCCTGGCCGAGCTGCGCCGGCTCGGCGCGCTGGTCGCCGTGACCGACGCGGGCGCCGCGTACCGCGCCGGGGCGTTCTTCGGCGACGCCGTCCCCCGCGGCTGGCCGGACCTGACCGGCCTGCTGCCCAACGGCCGCTTCGTGGGCGTCGAGTGCAAGGCCGAAGGCGGCCGGCAGTCGCCGGCGCAGAAGCGAATGGAAGGCGAGATCCGCAGCCGCAACGGCCTCTACGTCCTGGCGCGAAGCGCCCGGGACGTGCGCCGGCAGATCGAAAGAGCTCATTGCCGTGAATGACCCCGTCCAGGACATCCTCGAGCGGCTCCAGGGCGTCAAGGGCAGCGAGCCCGGCCAGTGGCAGGCGAAATGCCCCGCCCACGACGACCGCCACGCCAGCCTCAGCGTCGCCCGCGGCGCGGACGGCCGGGCGCTGCTGCACTGCCACGCCGGCTGCTCGCCGCCGGCGGTCTGCAAGGCGCTGCAGCTGCCGCTTCGCGCCCTGTTCCCGCCGGGGGCGAAGGGGCGGACGCCCCGGCAGATCATCGCGGCCTACGACTACCGCGGCGCGGACGGGGAACTGCTCTACCAGGTCGTGCGCCTCGAACCGAAGCAGTTCCGCCAGCGGCGCCCCGACGGCGGGGATCACTGGGTCTGGGGGCTGAGCGAAGGCCAGTATGCCCGGCGCGGCGACGGCGACTGGTACAAGGCGAACGGGCAGGCGGCCGCGGGCGCCCCGCGCCGGCGGTTCGAGGCCGTCCCCCGGGTGCTCTACCGCCTACCCGGTCTGCTCGCCGCCGGGCCCGAAGGCTGGGCGTTCGTCGTCGAGGGCGAGAAGGACGCCGACAGCCTGGCCCAGTTGGGGCTGGTCGCCACCACCAACCCCATGGGGGCCGGCAACTGGTCGAAGCTCTCGGATGATTCGCCCCTGCACGGCCGCCGCGTGGCCATCCTGCCCGACAAGGACGACGCGGGCCGAAAGCACGCGCGGGACGTTGCCCGTCGCCTGGCGGGCAAGGCGGGGGAGCTCAAGGTCCTCGAACTGCCCGGCGACGGCAAGGACGCCTCAGACTGGCTCGCCGCCGGGGGCACGGCCGACCGGCTGGTCGAGCTGGCCGAGCAGGCGTCGCCGTACGAACCGGGCGAAGAACCCGGCGAAGAACCGGCCGACGTTCCCGCAAGCGAGTACGTCCTCGTCCCCGGCGCCCACCATGACGACCGGGACCGCTATACCGAGCAGTCGAACGCCGACTTCGCCGGCGACGTGCTCGCCCGCCTGCCCGAGGAGGCCGTCTACCGCAAGGAGTTCATCCCCGGCGAGATCCTGGGGGTCGCGGGCCGGCGCCGCTGGGTCGAGTTCGGCCCGGACCGCATGCGGCTGGCGGTCGATTCACGGATGAAGCTCGGCAAGTGGGTCACGTCCCGCCAGAGCAAAGAGCAGGTGATGCTCTACCAGCCGTGCGGCAAGGACGCCGCCGGCGTCGTGATCGCCCACGCGCGGCAGGCCGAGGGCGTTCGCGAGCTCGACCTGATGGTCGGCTATCCGGTGTACGGCCCGGGCTTCGTCCGGATCGAGCCGGGCTGGCGGGACGGCCTGTACTACGACGAGCCGCCGGAACTGGCAGGGCTGGAGCCAGAACGGGACGCCGAGGTGATCCACGGCGTTCTGGACGAACTCGTCGTGGACTTCCCGTTCAAGACCGACGCGGACCGCGAGAACTTCTTCGGCCTGCTGCTCACGCCCATCGTCGGCCCGGCCCTGGACGGCAGCCGCCCGATGCATCTGGTGAACTCGCCGCTGGAGCGGACGGGCAAGAGCAAGCTCGTCAACGAGGTCTTCGGCGGCGTCCTGATCGGCCGGCAGACGCCTTCGATGCAGATCACGGAGCGCGAGGAGGAACGAGAGAAGCGGATCCTCGCCATGCTGCTCCAGGGCGAGACGCTGATGCACCTCGATAACCTTCCGCACTACGTCGACTCGGCTTCGCTGTCGAGCCTGCTGACGGCGCACGTCTTCGGCGGGCGCGTCCTGGGCGTCTCGAGGACGGTGAAGCTCGCGAACCACCTGACCGTCGTCGGGACGGGCAACAACGTCGCCGCCTCCGGCGAGATCGCCAAGCGGATCGTGCCCGTCCTGATCGAGCCGACCTCGGCACACCCGGAGGCCCGGTCCGACTTCCAGCACCCCGACCTGCGGGCCTACGTCCGGCGCCAGAGGCGGGTCGTGCTCGAATGCCTGCTCGGGCTCGTCGAGACGTGGCTGGCCGCCGGCCGGCCGAAGCACCCGAACCGCCTGGGCGGCTTTGAGAGCTGGTCGGAAACGGTCGGCGGGATTCTCGCGGCGGGCGGCTTCCGCGCCTGGCGGACGAACGAGGCCGACTGGCGGAAACTGGCCGACCCGCAAGGCGCGGAGATGGAGGCCTTCGTCCGGGCGTGGCACGAGGCGTACGGCGCCGCCGATGTCGCGCCGAAAGAACTTCGCGACCTGGCCGCTGCGAACGAGCTGTTCGGCTACATCTTCGCGAAGCGGAGCGAGCAGGCCGTCAGCGTGGCCTTCGGGCGGATGCTGCGGCGCCATGCCGACACGCCCGTCGGGGAGTGGTTCATCCGGGCGACCTCCTGCGGGAACGCCTCGAAGTACCACCTGGAGGGGATCGAGTGAGCCTGGCGACGGTCATCGCGCTGCTGGCGGCCCGCGAAGCGCGGAGTCTGTGGAGTCTCCGTGGAGTCTCAAAACGCGAGACTCCACGCGCTAACGTCAGAGATCACAAAGAGTTATCGGCCTCTGTGGAGTCTGTGGAGTCTGATTCCTTGTCTTACGCGTGCGCGGGCGCGCGTGCGCGCGCACGCGCGCGCATAGAAACGGCCGTTCAGACTCCAGAGACTCCACACTTGAATGGAAGGCTTTGCCAGAACAGAAGTTGCAGCGCGGAGTCTGACAATCCGAGTCTCCACGCAGACTCCAGAGACTCCGCGCCGGCCCGGAATGCCGCAGTTCTGAAGCTTTGCCGGTGCGCGGACTGCCGGCACTTCTTCCATGCGGCTGGGTCGCCGTACTGCGCCAAAAGCATCGGCGGGACGGCGTTCGTCTGGGGCACGAGGGAGCACGTCTGCGATCCGCCGCCCGAAGCCTGGCACTACTGTGCCGGCTACGACGGCCCGCTGCTGAGCCGCGAGGTATGGGCCTGGCCCCACAGCGCGAAGAAGGGGCTCGGGCCAGGTGGGGGGGGACCTGACCGCGAGCCCATTACCAGCGGGCTGGCCGGGGGAGAGCCAGCCCATGAGGGCGAAGTCTACGCCGCCACCGGCGGAGAGCAAGCGAATTCCCTCGCGGGTCCTACCAGAACTCCGCGCAAAGACAACTGCGGCGGGAACGGCCGCGCGTCAGGTTTCTTTCGTTCGGGCGCGCGAAAACACGGCACGGAGTCTATCCCGGAGGGCCGGAGGAACGGATTCGATGCTGGCAATCCAGTCCCCGCCGCCCCACTCGTGGCCGCAAGCGGCGCACCGCCACTGCGGGCTGTCCTCGCGGACGACGCAGCCGCCCAGGACCACCCGCCCGGCGTCGAGGTCGGCCTCTTCATAGAGCGAATCGTAGCCGTAGAGGATTTGGGCGACTCGGGCCGCCCCGCACTCGGGGCAGTTGTCAGGACGCTCGGCCATCGTTCGCAGCCCTTCCCCCGAAACCATGCCTCAGTGAGGAGACGCAATGAAGATTGAACCGTGGGAAACCGATCGCATCAAGCCCTACGAAGGGAACCCCCGGCTCAATGACGCCGCAGTGGACGCCGTGGCCGAGTCGATCCGCCAGTTCGGCGTCCGCCAGCCGATCGTGGTGGACGAAGACGGCGTGATCGTCGTCGGCCACACGCGGTGGAAGGCGGCGAAGAAGCTGGGGCTCCAGACCGTGCCCGTCCACGTCGCCGCGGACCTCACGCCGGAACAGCGCCGAGCCTACCGGCTGGCGGACAACAAGACGGCCGAGCGGGCCGAGTGGGACGTGGAACTGCTGCCCATCGAGCTCGGGGAGCTCCGCGACGAGGGCGTGGACCTCAAGCTCCTGGGCTTCTCGGACAAGGAGCTCGCCGAGTACCTGCGGGAGTTCGATACCGACCTGGACGACGGCGAAGCGGACGCCGAGGAAGCCGGCGAAACGGTCCGCTGCCCGAAGTGCGGGCACGAGTTCGCGGCGCCGACGTGAGTGCAGAATGAGCGCGCTTGAGCGCACTCTGTGCGCGCTTGACCGCAAATTGACCAAGCAGTGTCAGGGATGACTATGAGCACCGAAGTGGCCGTCTACGTCCAGTCCCGCTACGCCAAGCCGGCCTACAAGGTCGAGTCGTATGACACGCGCGCCTGGCCGGGTCTGGAGCTCGTCTGCCATGCGCTTCGGGCCGCCGGGATGGAGGTCGGGTACTGCTCGGCCGCGACGGTCGGCCGGTACAAGGTCGTGCTGGTGTCGATCACGTCCGGCTGCGACTGGTATCCGTTCGTCCGGGAACGGCTCCGCTGGCCGAAGGCGGCCCGGCCGACGGTCATCGCCGGCGGCGCGGGGCTGCTCAACGTCCGGCCGTTCCTGCGATGGTGCGATGTGTTCTGCTTCGGCCGGGCGGAAGACTACGTCGTCCCGCTGGTCAAGGCGGCGATCGCCGGCGAGAAGCACGAGCACCCGTCGGTCTGCTACGCGGCCGAGTTCGACCCCGACCGGACCTGGCTCATCGAGCCGGGCAAGCAGCTCTACCCGCACCCGGTGCCGCTGGCCAACGGCAAGACGTGGCGGGAGGCCGCAAGCGGCTGCCAGCGGAAGTGCCTGTTCTGCGCGTATACGTGGCACCGGAAGCACCTCGGCGGGCTCCAGAACCAGGCCGGGGCGGGCGACGTGCTCTGGGTCGGCTCTTCCGAGAAGACCATCTTCGAGCTCGACCTCGACAAGCCCGAGACGTGGGGGCTGCCGAAGCTCCGCATCGTCGGTCTGGACGGTTTCTCCGAACGCCTCCGGCGGATGGTCAACAAGCCGATCACGCGCGAGATGCTCCGGGCGTTCCTGCGGGGCCTGGCCGCCAGCGGCGTGGCGCCGAACCGCGTCAAGCTCTACAACATCGTCGGCTACCCCACCGAGACGGAGGACGACTGGTACGAGTTCCTCGAGGACCTGGCGGCCGCGGACCGGCAGTTCGACCGGTTCGACCCGCAGTGGGGCATCGAAGTCCACTCGACGCCCTTCCGCCCCATGCCGGCGACGCCCACGGCCTGCTGGCCGATGAGCCCGGTCAACTACCGCGGCCGGATCGCCCGGACGTTCCAGGGGCGCTCACTCGGCTGCCGCGAGCGGCAGTACCGCAGCGTGTTCTTTCGGGGCGGCCGCTTCTACGGCTGCGAGTCGCACGGCACGGAGAGCCTGCCGACGGTCATTCTCGACGCGCTGGTCCTTCGCGGCGTCGAGGACGACTCGGAGGTCATCGCCAAGCTCGCCACCTCGCCGAGGTTCCGCGGCGCGTCGATGCGGCACCGCGAAGCGATCCTGGCCCGCCACGTGGACATCGACCGGCTGTTCGGGGCGTACACGTGGGAGACGCTGCCGACTCGCTATCTCCGCGCGTATACGCCTGTCGGGAAGATGCAGCGGACCGACGAGCTCGCCCGCAAGCGTGCGGGCAGACCGTGGCCCAAGCCACAGGGGGTGCCTGGATGAGCGAAGAGACCACCACAACGGAACCCAAGGCCGACTACGGCCTGGAGTGCCGCGCCTGCGGCTGCCGGGAGTTCCGCGTCGTCTACACGCGGAAGACGTGGGGCAACCGGATCCTGCGGCGGCGCGAGTGCCGGCACTGCGGCAAGCGGATGACCACGTGGGAGAAGGCGGGCGGGTGATTCCATGCCCCAGGAAGTTGACATCCGGTCGCTGTCCGTCGCCGAGGCGGCGGAACTGCTCGGCCTCTCCGTCGAGACGGTCCGCGAGCACGTCGCCCGCGGCTTGCCGCTGCGCCGGGACGGGCGGGTCGATCTGGTTGTCTACGCCGCCTGGCTGAACACGGAGGAAGCGAGGGCGGCCGATGCCCGCGCTTGACCCCGGCAGGCTGAGCCGCAACGAACTCGTCCAGCTTCTCAACTCGACGCTGCTGGGCCCGGTCCTCACGCGCGGGCAACTGGACCGGCAGATGAACCGCGCCGGCCGGCGGTGGCACGACGGCCGGCATATCCGCCTGCTCGACTACGCCCGCTGGCTCGCCGCCGAGGCCGAACGACCGCTGGAGCCCAGGAAGGACGCCCGGGCCGCGGACCTCGACCGCAAGAACGAGGCGACCTGGCAGCGGCAGAACATCGCGCCCGTGCCCGAGGTCGCCGAGCCGGCCCGCCGGGCGATGGCTTGCGCAAACCTCCGCTTCTTCTGTGAGACCTACTTCGCCGCGGCGCTCTATCGCCGCTGGTCGGAAGACCATCTCCGCGTCATCGAGAAGATCGAGCGGGCTGTGAAGGAAGGCGGCCTGTTCGCCTTCGCCATGCCTCGCGGGTCCGGCAAGACCACGCTCGCCCGTCTGTCGGCGCTGTGGGCGATTCTCGCCGGGCACCGGGCCTTCGTGTGCCTCATCGGCGGGTCGCAGGAGCGGGCCGTCGAACTGCTGGCCCCGATCCGCAAGGCCGCCCTGGAGAACGACCTGCTGCTCGCCGACTTCCCGGCCGCGGTCTATCCGCTCCGCTGCCTCCAGAACAACGCGCGACGGCAGATCGGCCAGCACATCGACGGCAAGCCGACCTACTCGACGTGGGCGGCCGACAAGCTCGTGTTCCCCACGGTCGAGGGAAGCGACTGCTCCGGCTCGATCATCACCGTCACCAGCCTGGACGCGAACATGCGCGGCCAGCAGCACACGCGGATGGACGGGCAGGTCGTGCGGCCGTCGCTCGTCCTGCTGGACGACCCCCAGACGCGGCAGTCGGCCCGCTCGCCCTCGCAGACAAGGTACCGGCTCCAGCTTCTAAGCGGCGACGTGTTGGGCATGGCCGGGCCGGGCGAGTCCATCGCCGCGGTGCTGACCTGCACGAAGATCTACGACGGCGACCTGGCCGACCAGGTCCTCGACCGCAAGGCGCATCCGGAGTGGCAAGGCGAATGCACGAAGCTGATCTACGCCTTCCCGAAGAACGAGAAGCTCTGGGACGAGTACGCCCGCATCCGCGCCGAAGGCCTTCGGGCGGGGAAAGGCCTCAAGCCCGCCACAGCGTTCTACGCCAAGCACCGGGAAGTGATGGACGCCGGCGCCGTCGTCGCCTGGCCGGACCGGTACGACCCGAAGACGGAGCTCTCGGCCGTGCAGCACGCGCTCAACCTGAAGCTCCGCGACGAGGAGGCGTTCTACGCCGAGTATCAGAACGAGCCCGTCGCCGAGCAGCTCGACGAGGACGTACTCACGCCGGAGCAGGTCGCGGCGAAGACCAACGGCCGACCGCGCGGGCAGGTCCCGCTCGGCTGCACGCACGTGACGGCCTTCATCGACGTTCACGACAAGCTGCTGTTCTGGTGCGTCTGCGGCTGGGAGGAAGGCTTCACCGGCTACGTGCTCGACTACGGGACGTACCCGGACCAGCGGCGCCGGTACTTCACGATGCGGGACACCAAGCGGACGCTCGGCCGGGCCTGCCCCGGCGCCGGCCGCGAGGGCGCCGTCCAGGCGGGCCTGGAGAAGCTCGCGTCGGGCCTGCTCGGGAGGCCGTGGAAGCGGACGGACGGCGCGGAGCTTCGGATCGAGCGGCTGCTGATCGACTCGGGCTATCTGCCCGGCGTGTGCAACAACGTCTGCCACAAGGTCGGCTCGGCCGCGATGCTCTCGAAGGGCATCGGGATCCGTGCCGGCAACAAGCCGATGGCCGCCTACCAGCGCCGGCCCGGCGAGCGCCACGGGCACCACTGGTACGTCCCGAACGTCAGCCGTTCGAATGAGTTCCGGCACGTGGCGATCGACACGAACTATTGGAAGACCTTCGTCCACGCCCGGCTCGCGACGGCCGCCGGCGATAAGGGCTGCCTGACCCTCTTCGGTTCGACAGGCTCACCGCGCGGCGGCCGCAAGCCGGAAGGGCACCGGCTCTTCGCCGAGCACGTCGCCGGCTCGGAGACGTGGACGCTCACCGAAGGCCGCGGCCGCGTCGTCCACGAATGGCGGCTGAAGCCGTCGAAGCCCGACAACCACTGGCTCGACTGCCTCGTCGGCTGCGCGGCCGGGGCTTCAGTTTGCGGCGTGCGGATGGGGACAGAAGCCGGAGCCGGCGACGGGCGGAAGCGGCTGCGGCTCTCCGAGCTGCAGGTCCAGCGGAGGAAGCGGGCATGATGGCGGCCAAGCACCCTGAGTAGGACCAGAAAGGGCTGGCGTACCGGCATTGCGGTTGCCAGCACTTCCGCGTAATCTATACGCGCCCCGGTCACGGCGGGAAGCTGATCCGACGCAGGGAGTGCCGGAACTGCGGAAAGCGCATGACCACATGGGAGAGCGCCGGTGGCTAGACCGCTGGGCAGTACCTAGCCTCAAGAGGTGGACGATGGCCAGTTCATCTGAGAAGTCAGAGCCTGGGAGTGACTGTGTTGGGGCATATCCGCTGATCTACCTCGAAGCCGATTGGGGCCAAGACCTGATCGACTGTTTCAACTTCGGGGTACGCCTCGTCAAGGCTGACAAACAGGCCCTCGATGCTATGCGAGAGCAGGTTCGGGAGCAGTGCCCCAAGTTCCCGGGCGAGTATGTGTTTGAAAATGATGTCCAGTGGTTGCTTGTGGTCCCTGCTCCCCAAATGGCCGATCACGTTCCCGCCGCTGAGGTCGGCATGTCGTTCCGGGAACGCGTGGAGCAGGTTGTCGTTGACTCGTTTCTCTTGTGCCTGCGATTGACTCGACAGACAGCGGCGATCTGTCCCGTGAGTTTCCGCGGCCGCCTTCAGAACAGCTCGCTAACCATCGATACAAGCCGGGAGGACTACAGCGAACCTGACTACAGCCGCCCGTCTGTTGAGTATTGTGAGCGTTTCCGGGATGAGGATCTGACTAAGCTGGCCGCGCTCTGGCAGGCCGTAGTCGAACTGCGGCAACTGCCCCAATGGGTAGATCGGGTCTTCGATGAGCCTTTCTTCGCCAATCTGGACCGCAAGGCGGGCGAATCGGCTCCAGAGGTTCTCGGGCGACACCTCCCGGTCGAGGTCGATAGGTCGATATTGGATGAATACCTGGGGAAGAATCCAGACGCGGCGAGGCCCTTCTATAGGGAGGCGTTCCGCAAAGCATTCGCCGAGGCAGAGGAAAACGCACTCTCGGTCAGGACTCGTCTGGGAAGGGCGATGAAGCTCTACGATGAAGGCCTACATCTGCCCCCACTTCATGCCTTCCTTTCCATGTGCCTTGTTCTTGAAACACTGTTCACTGTGGACCATGGCGAGCTTACGCACAAGATCACCACGCGCTTCGCGAAGATGGTTTCGGGGACAACTACCGGGGCATCACCAGAAGAAAAACGCCGTGACCTCTTCAAGAGAGCCAAGCTTCTCTACGGCCAACGTGGCGAGGTGGTGCATGGCAGTAAACTCATTGATAGGGTGCCCCAGAACGTGCGGAAGGATGCTTTTGAGCTCTGCCGGCTCGCCCTTCGGCACATTCTGTACAGCGATTCCCTCCACGCGGCCTACGCAGACCCATCTACAGCTGACAAGTCGCACAAGAAGAAAGGTGAAGACATCCGAGGACTCCGAGGTCTCTTCCGGGACCTTGACCTTGACCTCTGAGATCCCCGCGACCACGAGCCCTGAGGGGTCGGGATTCGGTCCAGGGTACACGGGTGTAACAATGTGGGTTCTCATGCTGAATTGCCTTTGACCCGGCATTTCCTCATGTCATGATCGGTCAAGACAACCGAGCCGCGCGGCGCGCCGGCTGCCCCGCCTTCGCCGAGGCTTCGGCGGGCAGGTCCCCGGTGGCCAAGGACAAGTGAATACCGCCCAAGGAACAGGGCCGGCCAGCCCTGAGCCTCGGTGACGAGCTGAAGCCCGTCGGATCGTGCACGACGACCCGGCGGGCTTTTTCTTTGGGCAGACAGCGGGATGGAGCAATTGGTAGCTCGTCCCTCAGGGAAGGTTGCCGGTTCGATTCCGGCTCCCGCCTTCGTGGCTTCGCCACTACGGCGTGGCAGGCCCGCGAGGAAACAACGGACATGGCCGAAAGCCTGGACAACGCGATCCGCGAGAACGCCGCTCGGCCCAAGCAGGCGAGCGCGGACGGTGTGAGCGCGCAGCAGCACTCGCTGCCGGACCAGATCGCGGCGGACAAGCACCTGGCCGGCAAGGAAGCGATGGAGCGCCCGGGGCTGGGGATCAAGCGCGTGAAGCTCTCACCGGGAGGGACCGCCTGATGTGGCCGTTCGACTCGCTGCGCTCGCTCACGGCAAGCCCTCGCAGGCGCCGGTCCCGCAAGGCCCGGACGGCGACGCGCATCCTCCGCGCCCGGTTCGACGCGGCCGTGACGAACGCGGAGAACGCCCGGCACTGGGCGAACGCGGACGGGCTGTCGGCGGACGCCGCGGCATCGGCCGCGGTGCGGCGGACCCTGCGCAACCGCGCCCGGTACGAGGTCGCGAACAACTCCTACGCCAAGGGGATCGTGCTGACGCTCGCGAACGACGTGGTCGGCACCGGCCCGCGACTGCAGCTTCTCACCGAAGACGCTGAGGCCAACCGGAAGGTCGAGTCGGCGTGGGCGGACTGGTCGGCGGCCGTGGGGCTCGCGGGGAAGCTCCGCACGATGCGCATGGCCAAAAGCGCCGACGGCGAGGCGTTCGGCCTGCTGACCGACAACGCCGAGGCGGCGTCGCCGGTGAAGCTCGACCTCAAGCTCATCGAGGCCGACCGCGTGACGACGCCGGAGCTCAAGCCCGCAAGCGGCAGCGCGGTGGACGGCATCGAGTTCGACGCCCACGGCAACCCCCAGGCCTACCTGGTCCTTCGCGAGCATCCCGGCGGGGCCCGGCCGTCGCTGCGGCGCGACTTCGACCGGATCGCGGCCGAGAGCATGATCCACTGGTTCCGCGCGGACCGGCCCGGCCTGCATCGCGGGGTCCCCGAGCTCACGCCGGCGTTGCCGCTGTTCGCCCAGCTGCGCCGCTACACGCTGGCGGTGCTGGGCGCCGCGGAGACCGCCGCCGACTTCGCGGCGGTGCTGTTCACCGACGCCCCGGCCAGCGGGGAGGCCGCGGCCGTCGAGCCCATGGACGTGGTCGAGCTGGAGAAGCGCATGGCGACGGTCCTGCCCGACGGCTGGAAGCTCGGGCAGATCAAGGCGGAGCAGCCGGGCACCAGCTACGCCGAGTTCAAGCGCGAGATCCTCGGGGAGATTGCCCGTTGCCTGCTGGTTCCGATCAACGTCGTCACCGGCGATTCGAGCCGGCACAACTACGCCTCGGGGCGGCTGGACCACCAGACGTACTTCAAGAGCATCCGCGTCGAGCAGGCGCACCTGAACGCCGTGGTGCTGGAGCCGTTGCTGGCCGCGTGGCTGGCGGAAGCGGAGCTGCTGACCGAGTTCGCCTTCCTGCGCGGCCTGAACTCCCTGCCGCACCAGTGGTTCTGGGACGGCACGGAGCACGTGGACCCGGCGAAGGAGGCGACGGCGCAGGAGCGGCGGCTGCGGAACCACACCACCACGCTGGCGGACGAATACGCCAGGCAGGGCAAGGACTGGGAAGTCCAGCTACGCCAGCGGGCCAAGGAACGGCAACTGATGGTCGAGCTCGGCCTGGCGGACGCCCAAGCGGCGCCCGCGGGCCGCGCCGCGAAGGAGGCGGACCGTGCCGCTGCCTGAGAAACGCAAAGGCGAGACGCACGAAGCGTTTGTGGACCGCTGCATGGGCGATCCGGTGGTGGCGCGGGAGTTCCCCGACGCCGGGCGGCGCCGGGCGGTCTGCGAGCGGCAGTGGGCTCATGCTTCGCCCCGGACGGCCGGGGCTTCGCAGGGCGAGGAAGGAGCGACGGCGATGCAGAAAGAGAAGACGCCTGAGTTCGTGGAGATGGTCGCGACGCCGACGATCGAGGCGGGCGCCGGCGAGGACGGTAAGGAGTTGCCGCGCTTCCGCATGGTCGCCTACAGCGGCGGCCTGATGCGGATCGCGGGCTTCACGCACCCGGTGGTGGTGGACCTGGCCGGCCTGGAGGTGCCGTCGCAGCGGCTGCCGATCCGGCTGGACCACGAGCGGCGCCAGGGCGTGGGGCACACGGACAAGGTCGGCGTCGAGGGCGGCCGGCTCGTGGCGGAAGGGGTCATCAGCCGCGACACGTCGTGGGCGAGGGACGTGGCCCGCAGCGGGGTCAACGGCTTCCCCTGGCAGGCGTCGATCGGCGCGGCCGTGCTCAAGGCCGAGTTCGTGCCGCGGGGCGCCAAGGTGCAGGTCAACGGTCAGACGTTCGAGGGCCCGGTGCACGTGGTGCGCAAGGCCCTCCTCAAGGAAATCAGCTTCGTCGATTCCGGCGCCGACGCCGGCACCTCGGCGAAGGTCGCGGCCCGCCTCCGGCGAGGCTTCGGCGGGCAGGCCAAGGACCAAGGAGAACGAGCGATGCAAGACGAAGACGACAAGGCGGTCGTCGAGACGACCGAAGGCACGGAAGCCGACGGCAAGCCGGCCGAGGGCACGGAGGAAGACTCCGGGCGCGACGGATCGCGGCCGGAGCCCCCGGCCCTCGCGGCGTCCGATCCGGCCGGAGAGATCCGCGCGGAGGCGGCCGCGGAGAGTAAGCGAATCGCGGCGGTCCGCAAGCTCTGCGCGGGCCAGCACCCCGACATCGAGGCGAAGGCCCTCGAGGAAGGCTGGGACGCCACGCGCACGGAGCTGGAGGTCCTGCGGGCCTCGCGGCCGAAGGCGCCCCCCGTGCACGTCCACGACGAGGCGATGACGGGCACGGTCCTCGAGGCCGCGTGCATGCTGACCGGCGGCCTGCGCGCCGAGGACGTGGCCGCCGGCTACGGCGAGCCCGCCGTCGAGCGGGCGGGCCGGCGATTCCGCGGCGGGATCGGCCTGCAGGAGCTGCTCCTGGAGGCGGCGTGGGCGAACGGCTACACCGGCCGCAACTTCCGCGACAGCCGGGCGGTGCTGCGCGCGGCGTTCCGGCCGGAGCTTCAGGCGGCGTTCAGCACCGTCGATATCGGCGGCATCCTCTCCAACGTCGCGAACAAGTTCCTGCTGGAGGGGTTCTTCGGCGTCGAGCGGACCTGGCGGAACCTCTGCGCGGTCCGGAACGTCAGCGACTTCAAGACGGTCACGAGCTACCGGCTGATCGGCACCGACCAGTACGAGCAGGTGGCGCCGGGCGGGGAGCTCAAGCACGGGACGCTCGGGGAGGAGAGCTACACCAACAAGGCCGACACGTACGGCCTGATGCTCTCGATCGACCGGCGGGACATCATCAACGACGACCTGGGTGCCATCACCACCGTGCCGCGCAAGCTCGGCCGCGGGTCGGGCCTCAAGATCAACGACGTGTTCTGGACCGTCTTCCTGAACAACTCCGGCTTCTTCAAGACCGCCAACAAGAACTACCTCACCGGCACCGACACGGTCCTGTCGATCGACGGGCTGACCAAGGCGGAGGTGGCGTTCCTGGAGCAGACGGACGCCGACGGCAAGCCCATCGGGATTATGCCGCAGGTGATCCTGGTGCCCACGGCGCTCAGCGCCATCGGGACGATGCTCTACAAGAGCCTGGAGATCCGCGACACCACGGCCAGCACGAAGTACCCCGTCGCGAACCCCCACCAGGGCAAGTTCCGCACCGAGGTCAGCCGGTACCTGGCGAACAGCAACTATACCGGCAACTCGGCGAAGGCGTGGTACCTCCTGGCCGACCCCAACGACCTGCCGGTGATCGAGGTGGCGTTCCTCAACGGCCAGGAGAGCCCCACCATCGAGACGGCGGACGCCGACTTCAACGTCCTGGGCGTCCAGATGCGCGGCTATCACGACTTCGGCGTTGCCCTGCAGGACCCCAAGGGCGGCATCAAGATGAAAGGCGAGGCGTAATCGTGTCAGGCGAGCGACTTCGAGAGGATGAGCTCCAGCGGCCCGTCCGGCGGCAGGAAGCCGCCGGCGTCGGCGTACCCGAGCTTCCGGTAGAAGTGCTGGGCGTCTTCGTTGGCCTGCGTGGACGTGAGGACCCACCGGTGTCCGAGCCGCCTCATCTCGTCTTCCCAGAAGCCCACGAGCTGCCGGCCGATGCCCTGCCCGCGATGCGGCTCCAGCAGGAAGAGCATGTTCATGAACGGGATCGTGTCCCAGAAGAGACCGAACCGGAGCCAGCCGACGGCGGCGCCCTCGCGCCGGGCGACGAGCACCTCCCTGCGGGCGATCTTGTCGCGCAGAACGGGGCCCGGGACATACCGATCGCTGCGCTCCAGGAACGGAAGGTCGCCCTCGGTGGCGTACTCGACGACTGCTTCAAGGCCCATGGACTCATCCTAGCAGCCTGAAAGGACCGGCAACATGGCAACGGCAACCTTTGTGCATGACGGCAGCGCGATCGACTACACGCCCGGCGCGGATGTCAGCGCCGGCGACGTGGTGGTTCTGAACGACCTGGTCGGCGTCGCCAAGCGCGACATCACCGCCAGCACGCTCGGGGCGCTGGCGGTCACGGGCGTCTTCGACTTCCCCAAGGCCACCGGCGTCGGCAGCGGGATCGCGGCCGGCAAGAAGGTCTACTGGGACGTGGCGGACGCCCAGGCCAAGGAAGACGACGAGTCGGGCGCGAACGCCTACCTCGGCAAGACGGTGAAGGCCGCCGGCGACGACGACGCGACGGTCCGCGTGCGCCTGAGCCAGTAGCCACTTGTGACGGCGTAGCCCGAAGGGCGAGGACGCATGGCGGACCTGCTGGCACAAGGCGCGGCGTGGCTCGGAGAGCAGCGCGGCAAGCACATGGCCTCGACGGTCACCTACCGCCGCGGCGCAACGGAAGCGGACCTTTCGGCCACGTTCGGCCGGACCCGCTACGAGGTCGAGGACGAGTACGGCGTGCGAGTAGGCGCGGAAGTGACGGACTTTTTGGTCGCGGCCGCCGACTTCGCGCCCGCCTTCGGCGAGCCGGAAGCCGGAGACGAGATCGTGGTCCATTCGACGGGCTCAGGACAGGCGCAGGGCGTGGTCTTCGAGGTGATGGCTTGGGCCGGCCAGGGCCACTGGCGCTGGAGCGACCCGCACCGGACCACCCTACGAATTCACGCCAAGCAGACGGGAACGCAGATATGACGACAGCCGAGCTCATTCTCGCAATCGCGGCGCTGCTGCTGGGCGGGGGCGTCCTGACCGGCGCCGCGTGGTGGGTCGTCTCGGGCGTCTTCGCGCTTCGCGGCCGGCTGATCCAGATCGAGGGCGAGATCGCCCTGGTCAAGGCCCGCGTGGAAGGCATCGAGGTCCGCTGCCACGGCCGGGAGCAGTGGCTGCGGGAGATCGCTTCGACCGTGTCGCGGACGGACAAGAACGTCGTGAGGTTGGGCGCCAGGCTCGACGTGGAGATCGAGGAATAGCTGTGGCCGTGCTGGTGGACATCGCGGAGGCCGTGACCGAGGCGCTGAAGGCGGACACGTTCAGCCTGCCCTTCGTACCGCAGCGTCTGTACCGCCCGGACTTCGAGCTTGCGGACATGAAGGAACTGCACGTCTCCGTCGTGCCGCGGGGTCTGGAGATGTCCGCGGCGGACCGGGCGCTGACGCAGGACGACGTCCGGATCGACGTGGCCGTGCAGAAGAAGCTTTCGGCCGACAGCGCGGACGACAAGGCCGAGCTCGACGCCCTGATGGCCCTGGTCGAAGAGGTCGCCGGCTTCCTCCGCCAGCGGCGGTTGGCCGGCGCCCCGAACGCCGCCTGGGTCCGCACGGAGAACGAGCCGGTCTACTCGGCCGAGCACCTGGGCGAACTGCGGCAGTTCACCAGCGTCCTGACCGTGACCTATCGGCTGATGAGGTAGCCCATGGCCCGCAAGTGGCTTCAATCCGTGGACGTAGAGACCGACGAGGCCGGCAAGCCGAGCTTCGAATCGGCCCTGGAGGCGCTGGCCGCTTGCATCGAGGACGGGAGGCTCAAGGTGAGCATGGCAGACGAGCTGGCCTACTGCCGCGTGCGGCAGGCCACGTCCGGCTGCCCCCCCGACCCGGCCGGCCGGGTGAAGCTCAACACCGTGGACGAGGACACGGAGAGCGGCTGGGACACCACCAACAAGGACCGCTACACGGTGCAGGTGGCCGGGCTGTACCACCTCTCCGGCTGGACCGCCCGGGAGAACGCCGGCTTCCTGAAGGTCCGCGTCAACGGCACGGAGGTCGCGGCCGCGTATGACGCGGGCGGCGGGGGCCAACCGGCGTCGGTCTCCTGCATTGTACGGTGCTCCGCCAACGACGTGATCGACCTGTACCACACCGGAGAGGGCACGACGACGGGCCTGAGCGACCCCATCGACAACTGCGGGATGACCCTCACGCGGGTAGGGAGCTGACATGCAGGAAAGAACCTACAGCATCGACTGGCACCCGAAGCTGACGGACCGCGAGAAGGCGGAAGCGGCCGCGGGCGACTACCTGATCGGCAGGACGCCGCTGGACTGGAGCCGAAGCCCGAAGTTCCTGCTCAACACGATGCAGTGGGACGAGGCTGGCCAGACCATCTCGCACGACGAGGTGGACGTGTCCTTCACGCTGGCCGAGGTCGAGGCGCGGGCGGCGGCCGACCCCCACTTCGCGCACGTGCTGGAGACCTGCCGAACGCAGCGGCGCTACGAGAAGGCGCTCGCGGCGTTCCGCACCGTCGGGGCGGTGTTCGGGCTCCAGGCCTTCGTCCTCGCCGAGACGGTCGGCAGCGGGGCCGTCACCCTCAAGCTCCTGGACCGCCGGGATACGGTCAAGGACTGGCCGACCGACCGGGACATCATCGACGCCCTCAACGGCCCCGTGTCCGCCGCCCTGGTCGAGGCGTACCTGGCACACCAGCGGCGACGGCGGGCGTACCCGGCGCTGATCGAGCAGGTGGAAGCCTTGCAGCAGGGCGGCGCCGCCAAGGCCGCGCTGGACGCGACCATCGCCAAGGTCAAGGCGAGGAACCCCATCCCGGACGTTCCGGGCATCGACGTGAGCGTCAACTACAAGGGCGAGACGAGCGTGGTGAAGCGGGAGAGCCCCGAGGCGACGCCATGATCGGCATGGTGACCAAGGAGATGTTCTTCGACCGCAAGGCCGTAGCGCGCCGCGTGGACCGCGCGGCGCGCCGGGTCTTCAGCCGCTTCGGCGCGTACGTGCGGACCACGGCGAAGCACTCGATCCGCAAGCGCAAGCGGGTCAGCCGCCCCGGCGAGCCGCCGAGCTCGCACACGGGGCTGCTGCGGCGCTTCATCTTCTTCGGCTACGACCGCGACCGGCGAAGCGTCGTGATCGGCCCGATGCCGCTTACCGGCAGGATCGGCGACGCTCCGCACGCGCTGGAGTACGGCGGGCCGTCGGCCGTGCGGGGGCGCCGCGGCCGCAAGCGCCGCGTGCGGATCGCCGCGCGGCCGTACATGCGCCCCGCCTTCGAGAACGAGCAACCCAAGCTGCCGGCGATGTGGGCCGGAAGCGTGAAGTGACAAGACGAGGAGGCCGCAACGATGGCCACATTCATCCTGGGCATGAACGCGAAGATCTACCAGGGCGCGGCGGGCGCGGAGCTCGCGGCGCTTGCGGAGATGAGCAACGTCCGCGACGTGACGCTCAACCTCGAAGCGGGCGAGGCGGACGTGACGACCCGCGCCAACTCCGGCTGGCGGGCCACCGCTCCGACGCTGCGGGAGTGCACCACCGAGTTCGAGATGGTGTGGAAGCCGGGCGACGCGGGCTTCGACGCGATCAAGGCGGCGTTCCTGGCGGGCACGACCGTGGAACTGGCCGTCCTGGACCAGGCCCGCGAGACGGCCGGAGCGCAGGGCCCGAAGGGCTCGTTCTCGATCACTTCCTTCAGCCGCAACGAGGCGCTGGAGGAAGCGATCACCGTGTCCGTCACGGCCAAGCTCGCCGCGTTCGACGAGTGGGTCGAGGTCGAGTAGCCCCCAAGACAGCGCCGCGAGCTCCGCGCCCGCCGCGCCCTGAAGGAGCTGAACCATGGCAGACCTGACAGTCACCGCCGCCGACGTGCTCGCCCACGACGGCGCCACCAGGGAAACCGGCACGGCCGGCGAGGCCGTCACGGCCGGGCAGACGATCTACCGGGCCAGCGACGGCAAGCTCTACAAGGCCGACTGCACCACGGCGATCAAGGCCCGCGCCACGGGCGTGGCGCTCAACGACGCCGCGGCCGGCCAGCCGCTGACCTACGCGAAGGCCGGCGGGCTCGATCCGGGCGCGACCGTCGCCGTGGGAATAGTCTACGGCGTGACGGACACGCCCGGCGGGATCGGCCCCATCGGCGAGCGCGGCCCGGATGACTACATCACGATCCTCGGCATCGCCGTCGCCGCCGACCGGATCGACCTGGCCATCAACAGGTCGGAGGTCGTGATTCCGGTATAGGCCCGGTGGGCGACGTGCAACGCGCGGAGCGCCCGCACCGGCCGGACGGAAGCGCCCCACGGCATACGGAGCCATGATGAAAGACTTCAAGGACAACACGGGACGGCAGTGGCGGATCGAACTGACGATCGGCGCGGCCAAGCGCATCCGCTCGCTGGCCGGCGTGAACCTGCTGGAGCTCGACCAGGGAGAGCCGCCTTTGCTGACGCGGCTCGGCCTTGACGTGATGCTCCTGTGCGATGTGGTCTACGCGGCCGTCAAGCCGCAGGCCGACGAAGCGGGCGTGAGTGACGAGCAGTTCGGCGCCGCCCTGGGCGGCGAAGCGATCCTGGCGGCGCGGAAGGCCTTCTTCGAGGAGCTAGCGGATTTTTTCCAGAGCCAGGGCCGGGCGGACCTGGCCCGGGCGATCCAGGCGCAGGAGCGGATCGTCGCCCTGGCCGTCGAGCAGGTGGACCGGAAAATCGGCGAGATCGACCCGGAGAAGGCCGT